TTAGTCTTGCTCAGCTTGAGGCTGAAAAGGCAAGGCAAGATGTTCATATGTCAAATGCCAAAGCAGAGAGTGATGAATTATCACAGATGATAACAGATTTTAAAGCACTGTAATAAATAAATACAAGGAGTCAATAATGGCTAAAAATAAAAAAGAAAAGCCAGTCTTGAATCTCGATGGAGAAGAATACATTATCGAGGATATGACTGACGAACAAAGAATGATGGTAAATCACATTAATGATTTGCAAAATAAGCAGAATACAAACCAGTTTGTAGCAGACCAACTGCGAGTTGGTAAAGAGGCTTTTGTTAATCTACTAAGAGAGTCTTTATTGCCTAAGGAGGTAGTAAATGAAGATTAAGGGAGTGTCTTTAGCTGGTCTAAACAAGAGACAAGAGAATGCGATGAAGCGACATTCACAACACCATACTGGCAAGCACTTAAAAGAAATGGTGTTATTAATGAAAAAGGGAAAAACGTTTGGAGATTCTCATAAGTTAGCAATGAAAAAAGTGGGTAAATAATGATTGTAAGAAGGTCTAGTCAGGGTTATCGAGTACGGATTCATAGAAATACAACGCCGGGTGCAAAGCGCACAAAAACTTATGCAGATGGTTCTACGGAGACCTTGACTTATCCTTCGTCTTATAAATATTTTGTAGATGTGGATGGGAAAATTGTTAAAAAAAGCAATAGCTTTGAAACTATTGAAGAGTATTATGTAGGTGAGTGTGCAAAAAAGTATGATAATGGGCATGGCAGATTAATAATAGGAGAACATCACCTCATTAATGGGGTAGCAACTTCTCAGTCTGATTATCCTACAGATGAAAATACAGTATCTGAGATTAAAGATTTTTATGACAAAAGAAATATTGCATATGGCTCTAGCGAAACCAAATCAGAGTTGCTATCAAGAATTATTATTAAAAATGAAAATACAAAATTGGCGTACAAATCGCTATAACTAAATAAAGGAGTGTTGAATGAAGTATATTTTATCATTGTTATTAATTAGTGTCTGTGTGGGTAATTCTACAACTTTTACTAATGTTAATTGTGCAAAGCAAGACACTTCTATAGTGGCAATGCATGACGTTAAAAAGAAAAAGAAAAAAGGTAAAAAGTTAGTAGGCAAGGGAAAGAAAAAAAAGAAGGGCTTTTTTTCAAAAGTGTTTGGCTCCAAGTGAAGAAGAAAATTAAGAAGTTGAAAAATAAAGACTTTGAAGTGGTGTATGAGAAGAGTACTTCATATAATTTACCTGCTAAGTATACTCACCCATCTTAACTGCTCTAGCGGTTGGAGTGTGGTAGGGTTACAGCTTACACCATCTGATACGACTACACATGAAGCGCTTATTGAAATTATTGATGTGGACGGCGTTTTGCATTACTATCACCAAAGAATGTATCCTACGCAAAATTGGTGTTATTTTCATCAGGAATTTGAGGATGTGAAAAAGGCTTATGAGTAATGATGTTAAAACTGCTAGAAGCTATCGAGGTACTGTGGTCGATGATAATGCAGTTGTGTCTATTAACCTTAAGTGGCTTGGACAAGGTTTACTCCTTGTCGCATCATTGGTGTATGGATATTTACAGGTCGAAGGGCGCATCACAGAGCTGGAAGATAAGATGCTTACTGCTAATGAACAAATTGGGGATTTACTTAATAAACATATCGTGGAAGAACGGTCTGAAAGAAAACAGTTGGCAGAAAAAGTAGCGTTTTACGAAAAGGAATTTAACATAAACCCACTTAGCTGGGGTAAGAAAAAGCGGAAATAGATGGATACGCAAACAATTTTAGATAGTTATATGACTCTTGGAGCAAGTGGGTTTTGTGTTGTTTTTCTTGGCTATATGCTTGTCAACTTAATGAAGAGTCAAACAGCGCAATCAGACAGCTTAGATAATTTAGCAATCAGTCAGGCGAAGGCTGAAGAAACAATAACGAATGTTGAAGGTATCTTGTTAAAGCTATTAGATAGAATTCAAAGGGAGTCAGAAAATCAGCAAGGCTCATCGTCACGGAGGCATGAGGCTTTAATGAAAGAGGTGGATGATTTGTCGGATAAGATTAGCTATATGTCGGGTCGTTTAAACGGTGGGGGTAAACATTGAGAAGTCAAGAAGATTTATATGGAATGATGGTTAAGTTAGATGAGAGGCAAAAGACTATTTTTAATACTTTAATTCGGGTTGAAAAACATTTAGAAAAATTAAATGGGAAAGTGGCTGAACACGAAACCGATATTGCTAAGATGCAGGTATGGGGTGGTGTAGCTGTTGTTACTTTTCCCTTAATCGTAAACATAATAATGAGGTTCATATAATGTTAGTAAAAATGATAGCAGACGAATTACTGTCTGACCAAACAGGTGATGAAATAATTGATGAAATTAATAAGGCTGTTGATATTCCAATTATCAGCGAAAAAACCGAGAAGGCTATTTTAGTAGCTCTTTGGAAGGTAATTAAAACGGTGCTATATAAAAAAATAGGTGCATAATGCCTAAACAAATGCTTACCATTCGAGATTGGTCTGGGGGGATGAACAATCGTAAAGACCCTAGAGATATTGCACCAAATGAAAGCTCTGGTATTGTCAATATGTCTATTGATGCCTTGGGCAAGATAAAGACTGCTGGTGGTCTATACGCTCATTCAAAAGATACAGATGGTTCGGCTACTCTCCCCCAATATATTGTAGAGAGAGCGGCATCTATTGCGGGTGCTGGTGGTTATGGTTTGTTTTATTTTGAGGCTGATCAGGGTCGTGATGCAACATACACTATTACAGATACAAAGCATCCCGGTAGTAGCAACGCTTTAACCCTAGGCACTGGTGTGGGAAATATTAATTTTGTGGCCAATGCTGGATTTAGCTCTGGGGATGATGCTGATATACCCCCTGAGTTTGGTGGTGGGTAGTAGATGCCAGCTCCATTACAGCAACATATAAAATTAGTTGGCGGGGCCAACTCTGTTAATAGCACTATTTACACTTCTTCTCTAATTAAAATTGGTGATAATGTAAAAATCACTGGTTGTGGAGGTAATGATGGGGTATATACAGTAACAGATGTTGTGAACACCCTTAATACAGGAGAAGCGTCCGGTACCACTTTTACAGATAATGTTCGATCAGCTAATATTGCAGATGAAGAGACTACGATTATTATGGATGGTGCTAATACAGCCCTTGTGGCTGGGTTATCTGTAAGCGGTGGAACTATTGGGTCTAATGCGTATATCACTTCTGTTACTCAAACCTCTGACCCTGCTACATTTGAAATTTCTAAAGAGCTAGATGGTGTATTGACAGGGGGGACTACGCTAACATTTGGAGATCAAGATATTTATTATGTCTTAAAGGGGAAGGTTATTTCAGCTCTGACATCAGGTGGAGACCCTGAAATTAGGGTGATTGGTCAGACCGGAGACAAGTTAATAGCTTTGGGCGATGTAGACAGTGCTAATGGAATAGATATATGGTCAAATAACGCTGTGTCTAATTACGCTACAAAAAATAGTGGTTGGCAGGCGGCTGAAATCAATCCTACTACTCGAGGTGACAATGCTCAATATATGTATTTGTATGCAGATGGTACTCTGCGAGCTCGTGACATTAACGCTGAAAACCAAACTCGTGTTAAGTGGTATGGATATATTCAGAGAACGCAGTTCAACTTAGGTACTGGATTGGTTTTCGCAGAGTGGCAAGAGCATCGAGTTGGTTTAAGCCCACCTAGGCTTGCTGGTTCATTCACCTATGCGTTTGGTACGAGTGATGGCAATAGCCATACTAATTCGCACGCTGGTAATTATTACCTTGAGGATAGTACTACCAGCCCTAATACATACAGGGGGGTTGCGGTACACAAACAGGGGTATGTCGGCGGTACTAGATACGATGTGTATGTTAACGGTAACTTTTCTGCTACTGCTGAACTTTTTAAATTCGATGATAATTCCAGCGTAGACCTTACCGAAACCGCTAGGGTTGGGGAGGTTATATCCATTAAAGAGGCAAGTGGTGGTGTAGGAGACTTAGGTGAATATCCAAAAGAATTTTTATTTTGCAAAAAAGGACATAACCCCAAACTTGGTTCTGCTACATATCAACGTGCATACGGCGGTGCTTTACCTGACGGAACGGCGCCTTTTGATTTTGCAGATAATGAAACCCCAGTTATTGAAAGAGGTTTAGGTTGGAATATTGGTGTAACCGCAGTAGACGGAGGGTCTTGGGGTGCTGGTACATATGAATTTTATCAAACATTTATTTATGATAACAATCAAGAGTCTCTTCCTGTGCAATATGGTAATGGCGCCACTTCTCTTGAGGCTTTTGAGGTTGACCTAGAAGACAATCAAGGATTTAAGATTTCCGTGTATGCAGATTTGGCGTATAGTGGTAGGATTACAGGTGGTAGGATATATGCAAAGCTTAAGGGCGGTGAGGGTGATTTAATTCTTGTTCAAGACCTAGATATTGTCAAGGGTGTACGACCCAACTTAATTGATGACCACTCCCAGTGGAGTTACCAAACCGGAAAGGGTTATTATTTTATTTCCACTTTCGCTCAAAACAAGTCACCTAATCTTGACACATATGAAAGCGTTAATGGCTTTAGTCCAGAGTTAGATTTTTTAGGGGTAGGTGGTGAAAATGAAGGTTATCGAGCTGGCGTAATAGCCAATCGCAGAACGTTTATTGCTAATGTGAAAAAACGTGCTAAAA